TTTATTTTGTTGCTAGGAATATTATTTTTACAGAAATAGAATTTGAAAAGTATAAACATCGGAAATGAGATTTCAAAAATTATTTGGTACAATTTTTATACCATTTCAAATAAATGGTATGATTTTTATGTCACGAGTAATTTCTCATGAGTGAAAGAATTAGATTCTTGGTATAAAAATTGTACCATTATTATTCTTGGTACAATTTTTATACCATTTGAAATCCGTAAGATTTTCATTAGTGGTTACACATGAAAATCTTACCATTATTCAAAATACTAAAAATAATAAATATTTATTATTTTGAAAATAATAATAAAATGCCTTCAATTATAATACCAAATTATCACGAAGTGATTAGACATGCACAACCAACAATTGTTGATAGTAATTCGAACAAATTACAAGGTACAAGACTGTTAATGGCTGGTAGACATGTACCTGGGAATAAAACTATTCCTCCGTTAAATGCTGATATTAATTTTTCTTCATTACCTAAATACAAACATCGAAAAGGTGTTAAAAAATTAGCTGCGAGTGATTTACCTGATAATTTTACATGGAGAAAAACTGATGATACTTACACGAATCCAGATGATCAAGATGATTCTCTACTTACAATTGAAAATTATCACTATCTGAAACAACAGCAAATAGAGAAATATACACAAGCTCAAACAGGACGATACCTCAATCTTAATGAATTTTCTGCAGGACAAAATATTGGTACCCGACCCCATGTCATAGTAAATCCTGATTCGGACGCAGATGGAATTCGCCCTGAGAGTAACAATTCTTTGAATCCAAATTCATTGGTATACAACGTTAGTTTTGATGAACTTGCTCAACGAGTTGGAAGCAGTATTGAAGACTTTGAAAACAGGCATTTTCTTTCTTGGGTTGAGAACCCTTCCATGACATTAGAAAATAAACCCAAGGGATACCTTGGAATACGACGAGGTGTTACGGGTGAAATTGAGGGATTTACTGATACCACCTCAATTCCCGATAAATCAACCGCAGCTGGTAGAGCTATCATTCGATCATATATGGAAGGTCCTCGAGACCAAAAGAATTGTGGTAGTTGCTATGCCGAATCCAGTCTTAGTAGTATTGGTGATTCATTTGCAATTAACGGTCTTTCTGTTGATACAAATGGAAGTATGTTTACTCCGTTGTTATCTGCAACTTATGCCATGAGTTGTTATGTATCTGATTCATTATGCAATGGAGGTAATCCCGCTACTCTGATTGCATCTGGTGTTAAAGCTTCAGGAACGTCTGGATTTACCAGGGAAACATGTCAAGATTATTCGTGGTGTGACAATAATTCGGAATGTACTTCCGGTGTCGACTCTTCAGGTAATGCTGTATCCGAAACTTCATTAAATGATTTTGTTCCAACATGTGGTTGTGTTTATGATCAGGATCATGATGTATTTTATGTTAAAAATGTTGAAAGTATTTCAACTACTGACGATGACTTTACAACAACTGTCAAAAATCACATTATAAACAACGGAACTGTCGTTGGTGGAATTATTATATATGACAATTTCTTTCCGGGTGATTATACATCGACAGACAATCCAGAGGGAGTTTACTTTGAAAATGTTGATTATTCATCTAACGCATCAGATTATTATTTATCGAGTGATCCAACATTTGAGGGTAGTCACGCATTATGTATTGTCGGATATGGAATTGCCGAAAATACTAAATACAAGTATACTGATTCGTCTGGTAAAGACGTATCTGGTGTTGGAGACGTACCATATTGGTATGTTAGAAATTCTTGGGGTACCGGATGGGGTGAAGGAGGGTATTACAAGCATGCTATGTATCCTTACAACAGTATTTCTCAATTTGACAAGATTGTTGACGTTAAATCTACCGATGGAACTGCTGAAGCAGGTGGGATTGTTATGTATGATGTTGATTATTTTGAGTCAATCAATATTTCAAAAGCCGACAACCTTCCAAGTAAACTTGATCAATCTGATGATTATTACAAGAGTGAAAGTTTAGCCCCTGACAATGCCGGGTCATTAACGGGTGACAGTAGCACCAGTACGAGTACGTGGTTATGGTGGATATTCGGCATACTTTTAACAATTATTTTGTTGGTAATATTTATTTACATTGCCAAGAAATATCAAAAATGATTTTTTGTAAATTATATTAATTAATATTAATTAATATTAACATGTTTTGTAACTGTAACTGTAACGGAACCGGAATTCGTGATAACAAAAAAGATGAAATTATTGCTGTTTGTGAGTGTTCATGGGTAGCCACTCCATTCCAAACAGCAAGGAATCGATCATTGTTATTTGTTTCTATTGCTCCTGGATCGATAATTCAAACAATTCAAGACCTAATATCAAGTTTTGTTTCCAGGGCAAATTATAGAAACCCGTATGATTTTGAAGAAATGTTTTCAAGTTATGGTAATCTTGAACAAATTAAAAAATACATTAAATTTATCTCTATGTGTATGCATACAGGACCCACTCCTGAAAAGAAAAGGCTTCCGTACGGCATGATGATGGCGAAACAAAAGGTGGAATTACCCCCCAAAAAAGTGATTGATCCTAACGGTAAAGAAATATTTATGTTTGCTAAACATGCTAAATATGTTTCTTTGCAAGAAACAAAAATTATTCAAAATATTATAACATCAGACCTTGTTGATGTTGCGCTGAGAAATGGTCATATGCATATTGTGAAATGGTGTATGTTATATGATATTTACCCGAATTTTAATCATCTTTACGCTTTTTTGAGTATGAAGGTTATGATTGAAGATTATAATAATAGAGTAATTGAAAATAATATTGCTTTACAAAATGAGACATCGCCTGGAATTATTGAACCATTTAATATACGCTCTGTTGATCGACATTTTATTAGTCGTTGGGAACGGGGTGAAACGCAAACCCTTTTGAATCCGAAACAAATTACATTTGATGATATTCTAAACGAACCAAAATTACAAAAAATGAAAGGGAGATGTGGTCGTTCATTGTTATTATATTCATGTCAAAGTAGTTACCGTGAACTGGTGACATTGAGATTGATTGAATCAAACAAATTTACATATGGTATTGAACAAACAAGATATCGTCACCAACGCACTGTTTTGCAGACTGCAATATATTATTCATCATCCAATGTTGTAAATGCAATCATTAATGCTTCCCAAGAAGAAATTAATCAAAAAATATATGTTAAATCATGTATATCATGCAAGGACATTCTTACGTTGGCATGTACTGTTTTCAATGAAAAACTTGCTTTAAAAATAATTACTCACCCACATTTCAATCCGGAAGCTTACTTGAATCCGGTTGAATTACGTCATACCATTTATATTATCAAAATGTACATTTTTATTTATGAAATGAAAGACCTTGACCTTAAATTAATTGAGTTTTATTCTAATTCACCCAATTTTAGATCAGATTATTACGAATCTGTATTTGAATTATCTTCGGTGTCCGAACATGCAATCCCTCTTCGAACAGAACAAGAATTTGATTATGAATGCTTACAATTATTAAATAAAGATGATCTTTTGAGTATTTTACTGAGATTTAAGCTTATTCAGACTAAAAATAAGAATGACTACATTAATCGAATTAAATTGTATATTGAAAATCGAACACAACAGGCTGTATTAAATTACAATGTCACTGACTCTGATGATCAATCTGACTCAATGGAGATTACATGCGATGACCCAGATTATAAATTTACACCTGAATCGCTATCTAAAAAAACAAATATTAAACTAAAGAATATTCTTCGATCAAAACAATTGAAAGTGGGAGGGAAAAAACAAGTACTAATTGATAGAATTATTGAATCTCAAATAAATATTTGAGTCAAAGTATTTTAGAAAATAAATGGGTATAGTATCAACCTAAAAAATTTGAAGATATCACAAATTTAGTTTCAGTCTCATTTGGGAGTCTAGACACAGTTTGTATTTTGTGAGTACCGCAAACTCTGTAAGTGGTACTGAAACAATAATTTAATATAATTGGGAATATAAAATTCTTGAATTAAACATTTTATTTTAGAAAATAAAATGGGAGTGATTAACCTTGATATCTTCACGTCGAAGCATGGCACCGAAATTTTAAATACATATATATCACTTGACAACAATATGCTTAATGTCAGTAAAAATGGTGATGCCGGGTATTTATTAACTGCCAAATTTAAGATTTGGAACTCTTTAGAGGATAAAGATGATAACAAATTATTTTATGATGTTGTTGTCATTACAAGAGAGCTTACATCGGAAGAAATTGTAGGTAATTTATATCAATTTGCTTATGATGAACTTAAACTTAGATACCCTAGTACAACTGATGAAATTTAAAAAATGAAATAATGTATTATAATTTCTTTGATAGTAAGAAATGAATTCCAAATCAGAAATACAAGAAATACTGGCAAAGAGAGGGTTGGATCTTCCAGCATATACAACTATTAACATTTCAGACCCGGATCAAATTTCAGAACCACCTTTGTTTCAATCAGAAATAAATTTTATATTTGAATTACCGGAGCAGACCACTTACACAATTAAATCAGATTTATTTCCTTCAAAGAAGAAAGCTGAAAAAGATGCTGCAACAAAAGCTTTAGTAGCTATTAAACAACTTTTACCAGAAAATATAACAGATTTTCATATTTCAGAGAATACAATAGGAAATGTTTTTATTTTTATTGATTACGAGAATTATAATAATGATTTTCACATTGACCTCTTTAAGGAACATAATCCAAGTATTAATGTGGTTAAATGTACTGCCAAATATCACCCTAGATCCAATAATGCGGATCTTACTATAAATTCTCGAATTGCAGACGCTACTGATATTTTAATCTCATGTAAGGTAGGCGAATTATATTCAAATGAAAATTGTAATTATGAAACTGTTATTATCATAACAAATGACCATTTTGGGTCATGTATTGCTGATATTTACCAAAATTGTTTTCATTTACCCAATATCCAGGAAACCTATAAATTTTTGAAATTATAAAATTGACTTAAATAATTTTTAAATTATTTATAGTAACGACGTATACGTTCGTTCATTGCTCCTGTCATCCAACGGTTAGGATACCCGTCTTATGAGCGGGCAATCCGGGTTCGATTCCCGGCGGGAGTATTTCCAGTGTACCAAGTGTATATTGGGTTTTCTACGGAAAATCATACAAAGTATGATTTTATTAGCACACGTGCGAATCGTCATACAAAGTATGATTTTATTAGCACACGTGCGAATCGT